TCTGAAGATGAGTTTGGAAGAGTTGATACAGTATTTCGTGAGTTCAAAATGCCAGCCAGGGCAGCTGTGGCGCAGTTTGGTGAAGAGAATATAACACAAAGACTTTTGAAAAAATCCCAGGATGATCCGTATGAAATGGTCGAGCTGCTTCATGTAGTGATGCCAAGATACGAAAGAGACACTGTTAAGATTGATGCAAAGAATAAACCAGTAGCATCTATATATTTAGATCCTGGTGATAAAAAAATTATATCTGAAAGTGGATTTGATGAGTTTCCGTATATGGTTCCTAGATTTCGCAAGGCATCATATGAAAATGGTTATGGACGATCACCAGCTATGACAGCTTTGGCTGACATAAAAATGCTGAATGAAATGTCCAAAGCAGTTATTCAGGCGGCTCAATTGCAAATCCATCCTCCCCTTCTAGTTCCTGATGATGGTTTTATCCTTCCAGTTCGTACCGTTCCAGGCGGTTTGAATTTTTACCGATCAGGAACTAGGGATAGAATTGAGCCACTGAATATTGGCGCTAATAATCCTTTAGGTGAAAATCAGTTAGAACAAAGACGTACAGCAATAAGAGCTGCGTTTTATGTAGATCAGTTAGTTACTGGTAATAGACCAGGAATGACAGCAACAGAAGTGATTCAAAAATCTACAGAGAAAATGAGAATACTTGCACCGCTTACTGGTAGGCTGCAATCAGAATTACTTAGACCTCTTATTGATAGAATATTTAATTTAATATCAAAGAAAAAAGGTTTTGCTCCAGCTCCTGAAACTATGGCTGGTAATGAAATAGATATAGAATATGTATCACCACTAGCAAAAGCACAGCGCCAGGGTGATATTCAGGCATCACTTGAGTTGTTTCAGTTTCTTGCACCTCTCATGCAAGTTGATCCTAATGTGGTTGATTTCTTGGATGTTGATGGTCTAGCCAAACATATCATTAAGACCACTGGAGTACCAGCCAGTGTAGTCCGTGGCGCAGAAGAGGTAGCTGCAATCCGTGAACAGAAGCAACAAATGCAAGCTCAAATGGCACAAGATCAAAGAACAGCTATGCTTGCAAAAGCAGCTGGTGAAGGTGCGCCAGGTCTTAGAGCAGCTGATGATGTAAGTCCTGAAGCACAAGAAGCAGTATTGAATTTGGTAGCTGGTGATGAGTAGTCCTGAACAGCTAAGAGTTATATTCAAAGAATTGTTCTCCTCCGCTGAAGGTAAGAAGGTCTTAGAAGATTTAGAAACTAGGTTTAGTTATAAGTCTTCTACCTTCGTGCCGAATAGTGATGAGACAATATACCGTGAAGGTCAAAGGTCAGTTGTGGTGTTTATTAACAACATGATTGAAGATAAAAAACCAATAGAACAAGAAGGAGCTATAAATGTCTGAAGAAAATCAGGTAGCGGATGCCCCAGTAGATACTGGACAAGCAGCGTCTGAAGGAACAACAGAATTTAATTTTAGAGATCACATTGATGAATCAATAAGAGATGATCCAAGTTTATCTACATATAAAGATATCAATGGCATGGCAAAATCTCTTATTAATGCACAAAAAATGGTTGGCGCAGATAAAGTTGCTATACCAGGTAAATACACAACACCTGAAGAAATGGATAGTTTTTATTCAAAAATAGGTAGACCTGATACAGCTGACGGCTATGAGCTGTCAAGCAATGAGGTTATAGGTGATGAAGGTGTAACTTTTTTTAGAGAGCTTGCACATAAAAACGGATTAACTCAAACCCAGGCTGAAAATATCCTAACTGAGTATGGTGGATATATAGATGCAATGGGTGAGAAAACAGAAGACCA